ATTCAAACTCCTTTCCTAATTAGGCCACGTATCCGACGAAGTTTCTTCGACGATTCAGGCAGATGAAGTTACCCCAAGCATCCATGTGAACTTCACGCACAGTATGCTGACGAGCAGCTTTCTGTGGTGGATGCCACAACATGTCACGGCCCTTCTTGTAGTGCCATTGCAATGTCTTGTGGTTCACACCGTAGATCGGGTTTGAAGAATCGTTTGAGTCCAGATATGGAACCCAAACAACAGGGTTGCCCTTAATCACAACCGAGCCAGCGTACTTCATTAGGTCAGTTCCAAGGTTGTCGTTACGACTTTCCAGGAGCTTCTCTAAATCAGAGATGACTGAGTAAGTGGTATAGAACATGTGGTCACTTTCAGCTTTACCACCGGCAAGTTCAGAGAACTGCTTAGGAGCTTGGAAGTAACAGTGTGAAATGGCCTTACGTAGCTTGGCTACAAGGTCATCACGAGAACCGGCACTGGTGTAGTTAAACGCCCAGTTCTTCCAGTTCGGAACATCAGCGACTGCAATGTTGGCAGCACCGGATGAGAAACCACTTGGGTCTCCACCAGTAAATCCACCACCTGGAGTCGTTGTGGACTTCTGCACCCAGAAAGGAATCCCAGATGGGCTTCGTGGGCTTTCTGTTGAACTGCTAGGTGCAGTCCACAGAGCAGTTTCCATCAACTCAAAATAGTCGTTGAAGGCAGAGTGGCGACGAATATCAATCTCACGAATGATAGTCTCACGGTCACTCTGGAAAGCATCTTCATCAACGTCATAACTGAAGTTGACAGTTGCTTTGGTAAAAGGTTGCTTCGCCGTGGTCATCAGGTCTTTTACTGATGTAGCGTCAACACTGTACAGCTCAGAGAACTTCGCTGTTCCGGTATTGGTTGTTTGAACCTTCCACTCAAGATTTCCACCGCCAGAATACGGTGTACGTGTCTTGCCCTTGAGAAATTTCTGGGCGAAGACGTGGTGTTGTTTGTCCAGTGACAAGTCAACCCAACTCTTCTTCTTGAAGTTGTTGAGAGTTAGGGTAACGAAATCACCGAGTTGGTCTGGAAGTAAAGGCATGTTAATACCCTCCTATATTCAGACCGACTACGATCCGTTGTCGTCCATGGCAGATTCGTAAAAATCTTTCAACACTGCACTGTTGACCAGTTCATCTACATCATCAGCAAGCTCAGGTTGAGCTGCGGTTGTTGCACCTGAACCGAGTCTTCGGCGAGAGTTACGCCTTGCACGGTCGTTGAATCGTTGTCGGTGTTGGTTACTAATTTGGTCGCCAAACACTGTGTGATATGCCTGTTTCACTAGCTCGTCCTGTTGAGGAGCGATCATCCCCTGAGCTTCATAACCGGCAGCTAACACGTTGACCTGATCGAACAGGCGTTCCATGTTTTGTGCTTCCTGGCTACCAGGCTCAAGTTCCTGATAAGACGAATCACCGAAAAGTGTTTGGTTGTCTAAACGAGACACAGCATTGTTGAATTGATCTAGTTCACCAGCTGCGTTCTGCTGTTGCTGATAAGCTTCAGCCTGAGACACATACTGTTGTTGATAGGCAATTCGGTCTTGCTGATCGAGAATACTTTGAGCGACTACATTGAGCTGCTGATCGTAGTGAGACTGCATTTGTGCAGCCATCTGATCAATTGCTGTTCGTAATCCCTCGTCGTAATCATCACTCAGGTCCACACGGAACTGAGGCTGCTGAGACCGATAATCCTCAGCAGGTTGAGCGGGCTGTGTCTGTAGTTGGTTTTGATACCAGTTCTGCCATTGGTAGAGTTGATCATTACCTTGGTTGAATTGGTTAACTACATACTGCAACTGCTCTTCGTTCGCAAATCCAGCCGGATCAAGGCCGTACTGCGAAGCTCGGTTTACCAGATCAGGATTAAACGTCTGACCTGACGGATCGTTATCAATGGAAGGTTCATCATCGACAACTGGTTCAGGCTCTGAATCAACAGAGTCTGATTGTTCTATTTCGTGCGATTCATCTTCGGTTGCTTCGACCTCATCAATGACCGCTAAATCATCCTCGGTAAGAGTGATTTCTTCTTCTTGTACTTCTTCGTTTGCTTCTTCTGGCATCTCAATCTCCATAGCCACCGTTGCGGTCGTGCAGACCACGGTGTTTCAAATAGCGTGCGCGTTCACGGCGTGAATGAAAAACACAATCACCACCTTCTGTGAACGATACTCCTGTAAACCCTTGCTTCTGTACGTCTTCTCGGAACTCCTTGACTTGGTTTGGGTGAACACCAGCGGCATCACTAACTAAGCCAGTTGACCAGGCGTTTGTACCGAGCCTTCGGTCTGTCTTTTTTGCGTTCTCTTTACCGAACTCTGGTGCTGGCTCATCATGCCATGCAAGTTCTCCGTCGTTATCACGCCAATAGTATTTCTTAGCCATCAACCAACTCCACATCCTGCTGCGTTTCTATCCAGCATCTCGCTCCACATGAGAGAGGTTTGTGTGGTCGATAAATTATTCGTGCCATTTCTTTGCCATCCGATTTAATGACGACCTCATGTGCGTAACGATTCTTCTTGTAATCTTTTACAGTCAACACAGGTTCAGGATTATCACACTTGATGTTGGATCGAATCTTGTGTTGATTAACGTGGATTATCGTTTTCATTAAGTCGCTTTCTCCTTGCCCATCATTCCCATCTGCTGTTCGTTAGGTTGACCACCTTGCAGCAGCTGTTGCATCACGTTGCTTCTGGCTTTGTCTGTGCCGCCGGTTGAAACGCTTTTGCGTACTGACTCACGAACTGTGTGACTCGCTTGAGCCGGTTGCTCTGGAGTTGGCCCAGGTCGCTCGTTACCTGGCTGATCGAACTTCACAATCGACCTTAGTCGTGGCATGTCCATCAGGTCTGCATAGACTTCAGTCAGCTCCTGCATGTCTACAGCTCCACCAGCCTGAGCGAGCACTTGCTCCATCGGCATGGCGATCTGCGTCACAAAGTTTGTTAGTCCCTGCACTCGTTCGCTCGGAGACTTGTACATCATGCTGAATGGTTCAACTTCAAAGTTGTAGTCGAGGAAATTGCCCTCACGAACTTCGGGGTCCCAGTCAGCTCTAATGGTTTGACCAGCAGCTTCAAACTCGTTTGGAATCTCAAGCATCTCATCCTGCCAAAGCAGTAAACCGAGATCCTTGCAGATTCGAGATGTGAAATCGACGACACGATACTGCATGTTCGCTTCTCGCTTTGACACAGCACCATGGATGAGCTTGTCTTGGCCCAGCGTATCCGCTTGTGGACCAAGACCTGCCATCATCTGCAAGTTCCCAGCCATCCGGTCGAATGTATCTCTCATGCTGTGCGAGAACGCTTGATTCTGGGAATCTACTCCACCCATCTTCATTACGTTCACACTGTCGGGGTTGTCTACTCGTGTCCATTCACCATCACTGGCACGTTCGATCCGGCGAGCATCGTCCTGATGTCCTGCCTGATAGAACGGTATATCCTTCTGTCGTTGAGCCTGTCGTTTCTGTTTTCTCAGCAGTCCGTTAACCAGATCACTCAGCGGCTTGAGGTTCATCGCTGGTGAAACCGGCATGATGTTGTCAGGGACTTCACACGTCAGACTCAGCGTGTGAAACGGTCCGTTCTCAGGTCCTTCCCATTCAACAATGCGTATTGGCTTTGTGTCCTTACCAACCGGCATCGTGACAATCAAATTGTCTTTTGGAAGCCAGATGTCCATCAGGTCGAGCATGGGATCAATGCCAGCTTCAGTTGTTTCGCTACGCAACATTTCACGCACCGGGACTTCACCTGAGTCACTGGAATAGTTCGGATACTGTGTCGCTGGCTTTAGCTCCTCTACGATCTTTTTGTCGTATGCCGCATCGTTCATGACCTTCTCACGACTGATGCGGTACTTGTTCAAACAGAACGAAGACTTCCTCCACTCGCTGGCCGTAGTGTCATACACAAAGTCATCAAGCGAAATGTTTTCAGCAAACGGTTTGCCTGGATCAACCCATTCGTCTTCACCTTCCAACTGCACGAGTCCTGCGTCAGCGGTGTAGACCTTTACAATGCCGATAGCAAAGAAAGAGTCCATCACCGCCTTACGCAAGATGTTCTCAAGTCGTATCTCTTTAATGAGATTGTTCAGGCTTAGCTGGAAGGTGTGGGCAAACCATTCGATGTCTGGGTGTCGTGCAGTAATCAGACATCTCGGCCTGTTAGCAGCCAGGCTCATGGTGTACGTTTCAGCCGTCTGATACATCAGGTTCATGATGATTTCACGACGATTGATCTCGTCGGTTGCACCATAATGCGAACCAACGAAGTCACGTACTAAAGCCTTCCGCACTTCACGGAAAGGACGTAGTGCCTTTGTGGAGTGCTGAATTGCTTTCAGTAGTCTGGATCGATCTAGTTCTTTATTCGGGTTCATTACCAACCATCGTTGTTCTGTAACGCCAAGCGATCTTCCATTTGATGAATTCGCCAAGCCATGCAGCCGTAGGGCAAATCTTCTTCAAAGGTTTCACGTTCAACTGGTTTACGTGCTGGCCTGTCTTTCGTTGCGTGCCATGCGAGAGCTGCTGCTATCACTCGGTCACCATGTGCCTGACCTTTGGCTGAGTCGTCCTGTGTTTTAATGGAACGACTGTGTACAACTTTCCCCTGCTTGTATACATACTGCCGACATTCGTTCAGGAGCTTCTCACTGCGGATACAGTATTCACCGTTCTGAATTGCTGCCGACATCTGACTCAGTACAGAAAGCTTGTTCTTGTCTGTACTGAACCAGCCTGGATTTCTGGTCTTCTTGCGGTAACTCTTGTTTTCGATTTCTCGGTAGTAAATGTTTGGATAGTTACGCTCAAGGATCTGTTTCGTGTAAGCAGCTCCCGGCGGTCCATTCATTTCCCAAATTAGGTAAGCGTTGTTAAACCATTTACATGCCGCAATCGACATGTCGGCAAACGCCACTGGCCTGAGTGTGTTCGTAGCAAACTCAGCGACTTGTTGTCCGGTCACTGTGTCCGACACAACCATCACAGAGTTACTTGTGTAATCTCCACCTAGTCCGGCAGAGATGTCACAACCAATCACGTACTGTCCACTCCTTACAGGTACACCGCTACTATCACGGTGACACCAAACCTTAAACGGACCGTCCGTAGTCGCATTAAACTCGGGAGTAAGGTCTTCTTCGTCATAAAACAGGATTCCTTGCTCATAAGGGCGAAGCAGTCCTGATTTACCTTGTTCGTACAAATCCTTGCCGAAGATCTGATACTCAGAACCGCCGTAGTCACGGTCTAGTTCCTGTGCGATTGACTGTGGTGTAGCTCCTGGTCGTTGACACTCCTGGTCGTAATACGGTGCTCGAACCTTTTCATCCAGCACAAACTTGTAGCCCTCTGGAAACTTGTAATCCTTGTCGAGGATTTCAAGCACACCATCTTTGCTGGTGTACATCCCAACGCCACGATCAGGATGCTCTGTCCAGTTGAGGATGATCTTCCTGATGTTCGATGGCGTGTGCATGACATCGTAGTAAGCACCACTTGCCCCTTTCGGAGTAGACACAAACACACGACAGTCTGTTGCGTGTTGTGTCGCTGCCAACGCTTTGTAGTCGTCACCGTTTGGAAACGCTGCATATTCGTCGATAGCAATGGATTTCTTACGTCCACCACGGAAGGCATCTTCCGTTGTTGATGCCCCTTCAAACGTCGAGCCGTTGTCTCGGTTCTCCATCAGCATCATGGAGCGGTAGGTCTTACTCGGTTTCATCCAAGCAGGTAATCCACCACGTCCACCATCGCCATTGAGCAGGAAGTCCAGCTTCCACATCAATGTGTCTTTCTTCCCTGGCTTATCCACAAGGTCAGCTGTACGGGACATAATCCCGAAGCTACTGAAGTCGTGAAACATCCAGTGATGAAAGAAGAGAGTCAGGAACATCCATGTCGCTCCTAAGTCTCTCGACTTCTCCACGCCAATGTCGTGCTGACCCAACACTTCATCCATTTCAAGAAACGCCCTATCTTGGAACTCGTAAGTTCTAAAAGGAATTACGTTACTCGTGGTCCCCACCAACCGACTTCCCCGTGGCTCGTAGAGCCAGCAGAAGGTGTTGATGAAAAACAGGATGTCGTGCTTACAGGCAGTCCATAAGGTACGCTGACGATCAATCGTGTCTGCCCATTGAAGCAGGTCACGTCTGAACTCCAGATTCTCTTTAAGTCCCTTGGGGACAGTACCGTATAAACTCAAATCAACAATCCATTAGGCTGTGCGTTTAAGGTGTCCTGTAGTCTGTGTAACCACTGCCACCACACATACGATTTCCAAATTAGCACCAGGAAATATAAAGTTGCGGCTATGTGGAAAAGCGTTCCTGTGATGTAGAACAGTCGGTTACGTTTCATTGAGACACCTATATAAGTTCGGAAAGAATTGCTTCGATTTGTTCGATGCTTTCTCCCGTGTCTCTCATACCTTGGTCGTCTGTCGTTCGTCCTGATTTCAGTTGTTCACCAAGAACCTTGTCCATGAACTTTGTTTGATTGGTACTAGCCCAAATCAACATGTTCCAAGCTCCAGGTGTAGGTGCGTCTTTTGGCTTGATCTTCCAGTCCGTCATTTCACCGACAGCCTTATGTAAGTTGTGAAACACAAAGGCAATGTCAGCAGGTAACTCACTGTCGTTGATGTCGTAATCACCTAAGATCCCGATCAACTCATCTTGCGACTTCTCCTGTTCAATCTTCTCCAGTTGTTTTGGTATACCTCTCATACCGAACTTCAGGAATTTCTCGTGGATCTCCCGCTCCACTACAGCTGACACAAACCCCATGTCAGCCATTACCTTGTCCGATGCGTCCTTCCACTCCATTTCTTTCTTGGCATCTGTGTAACGCCTCTTCCATTCCGACCCACGACCCTCCCGCTTCATACGGTTCTTGAAGATCGTTCGTGTCGTTATGCCTTTAGCCATCCGTCATTTCGTTGTTGAGGTATTTGTCGAAGCATCCGTCACACATCCAGCCTTGCCAGGTTGGTTCTTTGACTCTCGTGAGTTCTTCTTCGACGTGTCTGTTACACTCAGAACAAACATTGGCTACAAGCTTGTTTTGAGGGTCACGTATAGGTTCAGTGCACTCGTGTGCGTCATCGCCAGTCCGACAATGTCTGCATCCATTTCCGCTGCTGTTAGGTTGATTGACCATTGGCCATTGCCTTCGTGTGCTGCACTGTTGGTGGTTGTCCCTTGAGTTCCACCGTCTTTAGTTATCTTGGTTGTCACTGAGCCGCTGGTGATCGCAGCTCCTGTGCTCTTGTTCACCAACACAAAGGTCAGTCCTGTCAGGGCTAAGCCTTTGCGGTAGCGGTCTTCTGTGGCGATGTCGCCGATTAATGTGTTTGACTGAGCGATGATTGGAACAACGCTTTGAGTTGTTGTCATGCCTCTGGTCACGATGTATTTGACGGTGTTGGTTCCGACAAACGCTGGACCGATTAAGTCTTTGACTGCCATTAGCTCGCACGAGTTCTGCTAGTTGGATTACTTGCGTCGTTAATCGTCCATGTCATGGCCGTTGTGCTACCGTCTACCTTCTTGCCTGTGATCGTGGTGCTACTGATGGCAAACTCACCAACGCAGCAGTAAATCATGTACAGCAGTTGTGCTGGTGTAGCAGCTGCTCCGTCAGAGGCGTAACTCTCTGTCTGAGCCGTTGTCCACGTTGCATCCATCTCAGCCTTGGTCGGTGGATCGTAAGCGTTAAGAGCGTCTGTGCATTCGCTCTGCACCTCTGCATCCCATGAAGCGTTCCATGGAACTGCTGTTAGTCCTGCACCTGCTGAACCGATTTCAGCAGTGTCCACTAGGATTGCGTCGATAATTAAATCTAGCCGTCCACCGTTGGCCCAGTCTCCTTGCAGTTCATTCGTGTCTGCCAGAGTCGCATCTAACAGCAGGTCTAAACGACCACCGTTTGCCCAATCACCCTGCAACTCGTTGGTGTCCACCAAGATGGCATCTACAATTCCGTCAATGGTGTTAATCTTCCCGTCGAGCGTAGTGCCAGTGTCAACAAGGATCGCATCAACCACTGTGTCGATAGCGTCCACCTTGGTAATCAAGTCCGCACTAGCTGCAAACATCGCATCGTAAATCGCTTCCTCTACTACGTAGAAGGTCTTGAATACCGGCAATGCTCCTGAAATGTGGCAGGCAATCTGCAACTCACCTACTGTGTTTGTGTCTGTAGCGTTCAGCACTACTACGTAGAAACCAGCTTCGTCGTGTGCTGAGTTGCTAGTTTCTGCCTTGTCAATGAAGTTCGCACCAGCCTTACTCACCCTGACGTGAGAGTCTTCAATGGTCAGACCAGTTTCCGCAGTCTTGCCATCACCATCATCCAAGAACGGCCCGAATCTGAACGTGTATGCTGTGGATTGCTTTAGGAACATTAATTACTCAACTGTCTGTATGTGTTCATTGCGATTGCGGCAATTGGAGTTGAACCTCCACCACCAGCGTCTTGTGTCTCTAAGTACACCTGTGAGACCTTCATCTCGTCACCAGCACCCATTCCACCACCGCTTCCGGCGATAGAGGTAATGCGAAACTTCAGATCAGTCCAGTCGCTTATGCCAGACACATCTGAAATCGTGTACGAATAAGCAGTCCAGCTGCCGGTGCTCACGCTTGAATTCGTCGTTGTTGCCTTTACTGAGCTTCCCTGAAGCAGTTCAATCTTCAGATCAGGTGGATCGCCAGTGTATGCGTTGTCTGAGGTCAATGCGGTGTATTTGATGTATGTTCCAGACGATCCTGGAGCAGACACATCACTCAGTCTGACA